ACAATACAATCTCTAGCATTGATTGTGTTAGGCAACTGACCTTTTGTAATGTTACGAAAAGGTTTGCCAAACAAAACAAAACACAACGCATCAAGCATTGTAGACTTGCCTGAACCATTACTACCAACAATCAATGTAGTATTATTCTTATCAAGTTCTAATTCTGTAAAGTGATTGCCTGTCGAAAGAAAGTTCTTCCAACGCAATTTACGAAATACAATCATATTATAATTATCTAAATTTAGGACCAGTTACCCACACAACTAAAGATTTTCTAATCCCTCTTGTTACGGGCGTAACTTTGTGCAGAAGATTTGATGGAAAAAATACTGCCCGACCTTTTTTAAATTCAATAAATTCATCGTTATCAGAAACTTTGTATGAAAAATCGCCGCCTTCAAAATCAACACCAGGTTCATTTAATAAAAGAGACAATGATAATTTTCTAGTTTCTAGTCCAGAATATGTGTTAAGATGTTTACCCTCAACCAAATTATCACCATATAGAGATATATCTAAGTGATAATTATAGTGACCCTCGTCTTCGGCTCTATATTCGGCATATTGAAAAAACTCATACCCGTTTAAATCGTAGTTAAAATAGTTCGTATTGACATGGTTGATTAAACCGTTAAGTTTATCAAAAATCCATGATGTAGTTTCACCATAATGATGAAAATTATTTTTAGATGTTCTGTATGATGATGTAGAACCATCAACAGTTCTTGAATCTTCTATTGGGAGGGAAGCACCAATTTCACAAATTTTATTCAATTCATCATCTGTAAACGTTCCATCCCAATATGCATATGGGTATGTAACAAATGCTCTTTGTATGGATTGATTTATAATCCCCTTATAACTATGGCTCACTCTATATTCTCCTTACTCAATGCTTCAACGTAAAGTTCACGCATTATAGTTTTTAAACGATTCACATCTTTTGTTTCATCAATGTTCTGTGCTTCAATATACTTATAAAGAATTGTCATCGTATCTTCTGCTTGATTAACAATGTCTTCATCAGTATCTTCTAACGCTTGCTCCGTAAAGTCTTCAACGATAGTAACATCAATCGGAGACATTTTATATAACTCTTCAAGCATCTTGTCGAACAGATACGGGTTCTGTTTGTTGACAACTACAATCTTTACATACGCACTTGCATATGAGGTGTAATCCATTTTCTTGATATCGTCCATAGTCAGATTCGCATCATCGTATGAAATCTTATGAAACATTCGCATTGGGCTAGGCACCAAGTCGTGCTTCATTGTTTCCATATCTAAGATAGCAAAATACTTCTGGTCTTTATAATCAGACCAAAAGAGTTCGTATGGTGTACCAAGATACATGATGTTGTCATGTTCAGAGAACGTATGGTAATGTCCACTGTAAACTTGATTATACTCTTTTAGAAACGAAAAGTCAATACCATCGTGACTTGGCACACCTTTAGATAAGTTGAACCCTTGCAGTTCAAAGTGCCCAACGCAAAGTGGTGATGATGTGTTTTTTACAAATTCAAAGATTCGTTCTTCATTGTCTTTACAAATCCATGGTATCATATCAATCTTGACACCATCGAGTTCAAGCACACCAGGCTCTTGCCATAGCGTAATGTTGTCGTAATCTTTTAGAACAAGACTTGGTGAATTGATAGCAAGACTCTCACGCCAGAAGATATCGTGATTGCCAATCAATGCATGAAGATGAATACCGTACTCTTTACACTTGTCAAAGAAGTAACGGCGACTCTCAGACAGAGACAGGAAGTTAATGTACTTGCGCCTATCGAACAAATCACCAAGTTGAATGATTGTCCGAACACCACGTTGCGCTAATGCAGGAAAGAATACCTCATCATAAAATTTTTCATAGTAAGAGTGAAACTGTTTAGAATCGTTTCTGATTCCAAAATGCGTATCACCTAGTAAACATACTCTCATGCTTCTTCCCTCGTTCTTCCTGTAATGACCTGTTGATTATATCACGAATGTTGATTAGATGCAACCTTGCCGACTGCTTCAAATCGTAAGGTGCTTTTTTGTTACCAACAATTTTTAACCATTGTTCAACTTGTACTGGAATTGGGGTTTGCATTGTCATCCTCCATAAACACCTCTAATACAGATGCGCTTTTCTTCTTTGGTACTTTTGCTTTAGTAGTTGCCGCTTTGGCAGTCTTTGCATTCTTGTTAATTTCGAATGTCTTAATGAAGTCACTGATAAACTCTTCGCTGTATGAATCATGCATGGCACCATTCAAGTGACCGGTAACATACTCTTCGCCATTGTTCTCAATCAACTGATTAATGACTTCGTTCTCCATACTCTTGTACTTGATGTATAGATGCTTTTTCTCTTTTTGAATTCTACGCAGAAACGCATAGTAGATGATTTGGGTAAAGTAAGCAAATGGGTTGCTTGACTTATCAGGGTCAAAGTTATCAATGTACAGTAGACAATTTTCTACTCCATCAGACACCATATCTTCTTTGAATGTATAGTTTGCAAAGTTTGGTTTTCGTGCCAAGTGTGTTGCAATTTTGAATAGACACTCACCAATGTACTCTGGTACCCTTGGTCGTGGTGAACCGTCTTCTTTAGACTTTAAGACTCCTGCACGGAAGACTTTCATCTCTTGGAGGAATTGTTCGTTGTTTACGTAATGTTTTTCTTTGGCAGTCATGATGTTTTTCCTAACTTTATATTGACAAATGCTTGACTTCTAGGTATAATCGCAGTGTTGCGTTTCAATGAATAGTAGTGTTTGCTCCTGGTCCTGATAACAGTTTCATTATCGCTTCTAACTTCTCGTTATCTACTTCATCTTCTTCAGATTCTTCCTCTTCAACATCCTCATGCAAGAGATACTTCTCATAGTTGTTGTACACTTCGAGATACGAATCTAAGAATTCTTTAGTTGGGTCACCCACAGAAATAATATTCTCTTTAAAGACTTTAACAGGCAAACTAAAGTCGATAGTTGGGTCCCAACGAACTAACATAACACGATACGTTCCTTCTGCAATAGGAACAATGTGCGACCTGATAGGACGCTCTACAATTATGTAGTTACGTTCTTCTTTAGTGATTGACGCAATGATTGTCTCACCATTAGACAGTTTAATAACTTTACAGAACATCAGGTCCACCTTTGTACCAGATTGCTAGTGTGTATCGTTCACCTGACTCTAAAGTAGAAACGCCGTGCATGAAATTCATTCCATCAAAGTATGTTGTTCTACCTGTCTTAGGTGTGATTGCAGTATCATTTAAGAACCGTGTTTGACCACCAGTGTAATTGATATTTAAGTTTGTGATAGACGTAAACATAGTTCTTTGTTTTGCAGTATCGAAATGCATATCTTGATTTGCGCCAACAGGCCACTTAACTAATTCACACCAATCAATCTCATAGTCGCCTTTTACATATTCTTTGATAGCGTTTGTAACTTTCAAAGCCATCTGATATGGAAACTCACGTTCTGGAGTAATCGTCATAGGAAACGTTTTACCCCATACGTAAGTGGGACCGTGTTCATCATAATACTTAATCAAGTCTGCACATTCTTTATATGACAGAACTTCATTGAGTACAATAAATCCATTTATCATTCTTTTAATCCAATCGTGTAAATTTTGTACTCGAATTTTTCTTCGCTATAAATTTTCATACGTTCCATGAAGTGGTCTAGCGTAAAATTCTTTCTACTCTTATGAGTTAAATCATCTGAGATATCAAACAGAGTAGCAACTTCTTTGTTATCACCTAAACGCAGTCCACGACCAATCGATTGTAGAACACGAATCTTTGCTTTACTAGGTGACGCAAAGATAACATTATGAAGATTTCTAATGTTGATACCAGTAGAGAATGTTCCGTAAGATGCAACAATGATAGCATTGCTTTCTTGTTCAGTAATTCTACGAACCTCTTCACGCTCATCAACACCGACACCACCGTGAATGAAGAAGATTGGTCGACCTTCTTCGATAGCATCGTTAATCATATTATACAACACTTTTCCATGTTTTTCAACAAATTGGTAAAGTACCAGTGTGTTTCCATTTAGACTTACCGTTAAGTTACGAATGAATTTATTACGTGCTGGTTTAGTTACAATATAATCAATCTCATCTTGATACTTATGATTCTTACATGCTTTGCATGATGCCTCGTCATGTTTCAGAACCAATGCTTTGATTTTAAATTTAGCAAGACTACCACTATCAATCAATTCTTTTGTTGTGGTTACTTTCTTCACCGCACCAAACAAACCTTCTAGCACAAGTTTATGAGTTTGTGTTCCATCTAATGTACCTGTAAGACCGAAACGATATTTACAGTCTGTTAGGTTAGACAGAATTGTTGTCAATGACTTTGCTTTAAAGTTGTGTGCTTCATCACCAATCACTACGTCAAATTGTTGGAACCACTCTTTAGGCATCTTGTAAATTGATTGCCATGTGGATATGACAATAGGTGCTTTTGTTTCTTTTGAAGCACCAGACATAATCTGATGAATGTATTTATCACTCTCAAACCCATAGTCTTCAAAGTCTTTATATAACTGTGCAACTAGAGAAATCGTAGGAACGATAATAAGAGTCTTTGAACTGAACCAACGTGTGAGTAAGTAAATGATTAAAGACTTACCTGATGCAGTTGGTGACAATAGTAGCGCACGTTTGTTGCGTACTGAATGAATAAATGCTTTTACTTGATAGTCTCTTGGTGCAAAAGGCAAGCCAAGAGTATCAATAAATTCTTGTGCATCGTTTAATGAGAATTCGTCAGCACTATCTACGGATTCATCAAACTCGATTTCATATTCACGTTCAGCGGCAAATCTTTCCAAGTATGGAATCAATCCATAATAGAGTTGTCGTGTTTGATAGTTGAATAGTCGAATCTTTCCATCCCACAATTTATTTCTAAATGCGGGCATGAACTTGTAGCCTGGAACATAGAATGTAAAGAACTCATTTAATTCCATTGCATCCGATGACTCGCATCGAATATGTGCATAGACTTCATTAACTTTTGAGATGTATAGTTTATTGGACACCGTTAGTAAACTTTTTCCAGTCAATCGCATTCTTGATTTGGAAGTTACGCTGATTAATATTCTTGATAACTTCTTCAAGGAATGCTAGTTTCTCTTTTTGATTGACAATTCTGATATTAGTTTGTACAATGTCTTTATCTGATTCAAGGTACATATCGATTTCATTCTTCATCAATCGCTTCATAAATGGTTCCCAATTCATTTCATCTAATTCTTCTTGGGACATTTTACCATTATAATATTCATACTTTTTCAAAAACAATTCTTTTGAAGAGAACTCATGTGCTTTGAGTTTACGTCTTTCTTCAAAATAGATTTTTAAATATTTGCTGTGTAACTCAGGCACCTGCATAGATGCTAAGCCTAACTCAGTCGAATCAATGGCAGAGTCTTTGCGCCATTCTTCCATCAACTGTTCTAACGTCATAATAATCTCCTATAGTCGCAGTTAGATACATGATAACATATTCCACGGCAATTGTCAAGTTTAGCGGTGTACTGTTTCGCCGAGAGTTTCGATGCCCTCTAACTCATAATATGTATAATTGAATGTAACAGCACATGTTTGAAACTCTTGTCCTTCGGTA